TATACACGCTATTACATTCTTAACGCACACACTCGCGCATATCCAGCCCGCCCGAGAACAAATAACTGGTGTCAAAGGGGCCTAGGCCCCGAGGGGGCGGCTCTCGCCGCCCCGCGCTCTCACATGAATTTGGTTTTGTTGTAGTGGTTATTGGCTTCTTCTTCGCCCCAATTATCTTCATCGCGAATATCTTGGCGCACTGCTTTGTATATACAGCCCGCTGTAAACCCGCCGATTAGCAAAGCTGCTAGGTGTGCATACCCGTGGCCGTTAGGCCCGCCCTCCCAACCGAACCCGATAAATACCATTGTGAATACTGTAAACATAATGTATGCGAGTGATTTCATTTGAATGCTCCAAGTGTGGGGCGGCTCTTGCCGCCCCGTTGATTAAAAGTTTGCGTGAAAGAAACCGCGCTTGTCTGCGCTATCGTGGAATTGCTCCCTGTTAAAAACCCCTGACTCACCAGTAATCAAGTCCTGCACAAACACTTTGTTGTCTGTCTGGTCTACTACTAGCAGTCCCTCTGCCCGATCGGTATACCGATACATCGGGTATATCAAGCTACCATCTGGGTAGCTACCCGAACCCATGTACTCTGCGTAGATACCCTCTGTCAACATCTCATCGATGTAGTGCTCTATCTCTTGAATGAATGCTGTACTCATTTAAATGCTCCTGTTACCTATCTTGTTTCTCCCATGGGTGTAGTATACCCTAGAAAACTGCTAGGAGACGGCCCCACGCCACCCCCCACCCCCCGGATTCCATTTGGGGCCCCCCCCTCCACCCCACACCCCTTAACAAGCACAAATAACCACCACATTTTCCAAATACCCCCCACTCCCCCTGTGTTTTTATACAGCTTTCACATTTCCCGGCTTTCGTGAAAACACCCCCCCGGTAGGATTCCTACCTCCTCCCGTTTTCTATGCTATATTTCGCGCAACTTTGGAGTGCCCATTTCCTCCCAATGCAAGAACTTGTACCCGAGATAGACTCTCACATCCCTTTACCGGCATCTGCCACAGAAGCCATGCCGGTCCTGTCTCCACGCGAAGAGTTGGAGATGCGCGCAAGGACGATCAAGTTAATCTCCGACTTAACTGGCAAGCCAATTTCCCCCGATGAAGAGCAACGTGGCAAAGCAGTAGAGCTTGCCCAGTCAATGATGGGTGACGACAAGCAGTCGTCCACTCTAGCTATATATCCCAACGAAACGATTGCCTACCTAGCTGGTATGGTTGCCCAGCATGACGTGATGGTGGTCAAAGAATTGGCTGACCTGAAGAAATATGTGGTCAACAAGCTGGTTGTCGAGACAGAACACCCCGATGCCAAGATACGGCTGACAGCGCTGCGTGCTCTAGGGGAAGTAGATGGCGTGGATGCGTTCAAGAAACGCTCTGAAGTCACCCACAAGCAGCAGTCTATTGAAGAAGTCGAGAGAGAACTGCTTGAAACGCTGGCAAAACTGGAACGGCGCACAGTTGACGTGACTGTAGTAGAGGTTAAGCCATGAATGTCACTGTGGAGCAGATAGATGCACTGAAGAATCTGCTGCCTGCGGCGTCATCTGATGAAAAAAGACGCATTCTTGAGCTTATCAAGGTCTGGGATGCCCAATCTGTACAGTTTTTGGGCAAAGATAGCCTACTTGAGTTTGCTGACCACGTCTATCCGGGCTACAAAGTGGGTCCACACCACCGCAGACTGGCCAAAATCTTCGAGGAAATCGCTGCCGGGCGTAAAAAACGCGTGATTGTGAACATCGCACCGCGTCACGGCAAGTCAGAACTCATTTCATACCTTGCACCGGCATGGTTTCTGGGTAAATTCCCCCATAAAAAAGTGATTATGGCCTCCCACACAGCCGATTTGGCTGTGAATTTTGGTCGTAGGGTACGTAACTTGGTGGGTTCGGAGTCGTATCGGGACATTTTTCCGGCAATTGAACTGCAATCGGACTCAAAATCAGCGTCGCGATGGGGGACAAACTTCAATGGCGAGTACTTTGCTATCGGTGTGGGTGGCGCTCTTGCTGGGCGCGGTGCTGATCTATTCATTATTGACGATCCTCATTCTGAGCAAGAAGCTAAAACTGGAAGACCCGATGTCTTTATTCCTGCTTGGGAGTGGTTTCAGTCTGGCCCTCTTCAGCGCCTTATGCCGGGAGGCGCGATTATTATTGTTATGACCCGTTGGTCAAAGCTGGATTTGACTGGGCAGATCATCAGTCAGATGGCCCGCGAAGAGGGGGTAGACCCTTGGGAAGTGGTTGAATTCCCTGCAATCCTGAATGAAAAGCCGCTCTGGGGTGACTTTTGGTCTATTGAAGAGCTACTGTCTAAAAAGGCAGGTATGGACGTTCGGTACTGGGAAGCCCAGTACATGCAGAACCCCGTGTCTGAAGAAGGCGCGCTTATCAAGCGGGAGTGGTGGAAGATATGGGATCAGGACAAAGACCCGCCCCACTGCGAGTTCATCATCATGAGTCTGGATGCGGCGCAAGAAGCCAACACCCGGGCTGACTACAACGCCCTGACTACGTGGGGTGTGTTCATGAATGAAGAATCCCAGAACTACAACATCATCCTGCTCAACGCCATAAAGAAACGTCTGGAGTTTCCAGAGTTGAAGAAGATGGTCCTTGAAGAGTACAAGGAGTGGGAGCCCGATGCGTTTGTAGTGGAGAAAAAGTCCAACGGGTCGGCGTTATACCAAGAGTTTCGGCGTATGGGCGTGCCGGTCAGTGAATTTACCCCGGGCAAAGGACAGGATAAGATATCCCGCGTCAATGCTGTTTCTGATTTGTTTTCGGCGGGAATAGTGTGGGCCCCTGACCGTAGGTGGGCTAGAGAGGTCATTGAGGAGTGCAATGATTTCCCTAGTGGTGTGAATGACGACTTGGTTGACTCCACATCACAGGCTTTGGCGCGCTTTAGGCAGGGGGGATTTATCAAGCTCCCGAACGACGAACCAGAAGACATAAAGTGGTTCAAAGGATACCGTGGTCGTGAAAGGTACTACACAGTATGACTACACAGAAGTTTATGGGCAGAGGGCAGTTGATAGACCGGCTTGCAGCGCAAGTGGGGAACCGTGACGCCGCCATAAAGATACTGCAAGAACGTGGACATTTAAAAGCAGATGGCAAGACGTTCACTACTGAAGGGGCACGACGCAACCAGATGACAGCGGAAGAGCGCGCGTTAGACAGAGTGTCTAAGAAAACAGGACGCGAACCGCAGGACTTTAGATATAACCGCTCGACAAACCGGGCAACTTTGAAGGATTGATATGGCTACAAGTTCTATAGATAAGAGTCTCTACCAAGCACCAGTAGGTCTGGATGAAATGATGGACGCTCCAGAAGTGGAGATTGAAATCGAAGACCCTGAATCGGTGAGCATCCATGCAGGAGATATGGACATCGACTTGCTGCCCCATAAGGAAAACAGCGAGGACTTTGACATGAACCTCGCTGAAGAGATGGACGACTCGGACTTGCAGTCTTTGGGCGAGGACTTAGTAGCTGACTTTGAAAAAGACCTGATGGACCGCAAGGACTGGATAAAAACCTATGTGGACGGGCTGAAGTTGTTGGGACTGAATTACGAAGAACGGACTGAGCCTTGGCAAGGGGCTTGTGGCGTGTTTCACCCGATGCTGACTGAGAGTGTGGTCAGGTTCCAAGCAGAGGGGATGATGGAGACTTTTCCCGCAGCGGGGCCAGTCAAGACCAAGGTTCTTGGTAAAGAGACAAAGGAACGGGAGGAATCAGCCATCCGTGTCCAGAACGACATGAACTACCAGCTTACCGAGGTGATGACCGAATATCGCCCGGAGCATGAGAAGCTGTTGTGGTCACTGCCATTGGCAGGTTCTGCGTTCAAGAAGGTCTATTACGACCCTAGCCTTGGGCGTCAGGTAGCTATGTTTATCCCCGCTGAAGACATCGTCGTACCGTATGGTGCTCCTAGCTTGGAGCGTTCGGAACGTGTAGCGCACGTCATGCGTAAGACTGAGAACGAGATTATCAAGCTGCAAGAAGCTGGGTTCTACCGTGACGTGGACCTAGGTGAACCGGGTTACGAGATAGACGACATTGAGAAGCAGAAAGCTGAAGAAACCGGCATGTCTGCAACTCAAGATGACCGCTACCGAATTCTTGAGATACACGTTGACTTGGACCTCAAGGGTTACGAGCATGTGAACAAGAAAAAAGAAAAGACAGGCATTGCGCTGCCGTATGTAGTTACTGTTGATAAATCCACATCTACCGTTTTAGCTATTCGGAGAAATTGGTATGAAGACGACGAGTTGCATTCAAAACGACAGCCCTTCGTTCACTACCAATACATCCCCGGTTTTGGCTTCTATGGTTACGGTCTTATCCACCTTATCGGCGGGTACGCGAAAAGCGCGACGATGCTTATCCGTCAACTCGTGGATGCAGGCACACTTTCGAACCTACCCGGGGGTCTCAAATCTCGTGGTCTCCGTGTCAAGGGTGACGATACGCCAATCCAGCCCGGAGAATTCCGAGATGTAGATGTACCAAGCGGGTCAATTCGCGACAACATCCTGCCGCTTCCATACAAGGAGCCAAGTCAGGTTCTGTTCGCTCTGTTCCAGAACATCGTGGAAGAAGGCCGGGCCTTCGCCTCTAGCGGTGATATGAATGTGTCCGACATGTCGGCACAGGCTCCAGTGGGTACAACGCTGGCGCTACTTGAGCGTACGCTCAAAGTGATGGGGGCCGTGCAGGCTCGCATCCACTACACCATGAAGCAGGAGTTCAAGCTGCTGAAGGTCATCATTGCTGACTACACACCAGAAGAGTACAGCTACGCCCCTGAAGACGGTACAGATAACGACGAAGAAGATGACCGTCGAGCCAAGAAGTCCGACTATGACTCGGTTGAAGTCATCCCAGTCAGCGACCCCAACGCAGCCACAATGGCGCAGAAGATCGTGCAGTATCAAGCTGTGATGCAGTTGGCGCAACAGGCTCCGCAGTTGTACGATTTGGCGTTCTTGCACCGTCAGATGATTGAAGTCTTGGGCGTTAAGAATGCAGACAAACTGGTCAAGGTTGAAGACGACGCAGTCCCCACTGACCCAGTAACGGAGAACCAGAACGTACTGATGGGTAAGCCTGTCAAGGCGTTCATTCAGCAGAACCATCAGGCACACATTGCTGTACACATGGCTGCTATACAGAACCCGAAACTACAGCAGATGATGCAGCAGAACCCAGCGGCACAGGCACTGATGGCAGCGGCGATGGCCCACATCAACGAACACGTTGCTTTGGAAATGCGTGTACAGATAGAGACGGCTATGGGCTTCTCTATACCTAGCGAAGAAGCCAACAAACGGATTACCCCAGAGCAAGCTGACCAGATTGCAGTCATGTCGGCGCAAGCAGCGCAGCAAATTCTTCAGCGTGATCAGCAACAAGCGCAGCAGCAACAAGCCCAGCAGCAGATGCAAGACCCGGTTATCCAGATGCAGATGCAGGAGCTTCAGCTACGTCAGCAAGACTTGCAGTTGAAAGCCCAGAAGCAAGCGGGCGAGATGGCAGCTAAAGCTGATCAGCTTCGCATCGAAGAAGCACGGATTGCAGCCCAGAAGGAAATTGCAGCGATGCAAGTCGGGGCCCAGTCTGCACAGGCAAAAGACAAACTAGAGAAACAGATGGAGCTTGAGGGTACACGCATCGGCGCGGACATTGCCAAACATAAAGCCCAGATGGCCTCCCAACAAGCTACGGCCCGACAGAACCAATTTAACCAGCAGAAATCCAAACCTGCTAAGAAGGATTGAATATGGAAGCGCATCAAATCTTCAAGTACATGATGAATGAAATTAACAGTATTCGCTCTGAACAAGCCATCTTTTTGGCTTCTGGAAGAGCAGCTAGTCATGACGAGTATCGTCATGTCTGCGGGGTAATCCGGGGTCTAAACCACGCAGAAAACATTGTTAATGACCTTGTGCAAAAAATGGAGAAATCTAATGAGTGAATTTGATGTCGCTGCGGTTGACTTGTCTGGCGTTCTGAACAAGAGCCCAGAGGAGAAAGCTAAACAGCTGCCGGACCCAAAAACTTTTCGTCTTCTGTGCGTTGTACCTGAAGCAATGGAAGAGTTTGCGGACAGTGAAATAGGTTTGATTAAACCCGGGCAGACCATGCATTTTGAAGAAGTACTGACCCCAGTGCTATTCGTTATGAAGATGGGCCCTGATGCATATAAAGACGAGACTAGGTTCCCTAACGGACCGTCTTGCAAAGTAGGTGACTTTGTCATCGTTCGCCCCAATTCAGGCACCCGCCTGAAGATTCACGGTCGTGAATTCCGCATCATCAATGATGATTCGGTAGAGGCTGTTGTGGAAGACCCGCGCGGTATCCAACGCGCTGCTTAAGGAGTAATCATGGCTACTGCTAAATTTGACGACGAGGAATTTACATTTCCTGACGAGGTGGACGCAAAGAAGTCTACTGAAGAAAAAATTGACATCGAAATAGAAGACGATACTCCGTCGCAGGACCGTGGGCGCAAGCCTATGAAAGAGCCTGTGGACGAGGTCACCGATGAAGAATTGGCGTCCTATGACGAGAAAGTCCAGAAGCGGATAAAGAAATTTACCCGTGGATTCCATGACGAACGCCGTGCCAAGGAAGAAGCCTTGCGCGAACGTGAAGCTGCCGTGGACTTTGCAAAACAAGTCTATGAAGAGAACAAACGGCTACAACAACGGCTTTCTACTGGTAGCGAGGCATATATTGCCCAAACCAAAAGCGCAGCCCAAGTAGAGTTGGATTCTGCAAAGGAAAAGCTGAAAAAAGCCCATGATTCTGCGGACACCGACGGTATCGTAGCCGCTCAGGAAGCTATTACCAAGGCTGCTATCAAGGCTGAACAAGCCCAAAATATGCGTCCAGTACGGGTGGAAGAGAAGGAATTCAAACCCCCGGTACAAGAAAAACCCCAAGATAACATGACTCCACGGGCCAGAAAATGGGTGGAATCTAATGACGATTGGTGGGGCAAAGATGAAGAAATGACAATGGCTGCTATGGGCATTGACAAACGGCTTCAAAGAGAGTATGGTGCCGATTATGTGGGTACTGAAGAGTATTTCCGCACCATCGATAAAACGATGCGCAAACGATTTCCTGAGCATTTTGAAGATGCCCAGAGCCATGAGGAAGATGAACCACCTCCAAGAAAAAGGGCATCAGAACCGGACGAGGACGAAACTCCCCGCCGTGCAAGATCAGCTACTGTTGTGGCTCCAGCCGCACGTAGTACCCCACCGGGGCGTATCAAGTTGAAGGCTTCTCAAGTTAGCGTTGCTAAAAAGCTTGGGGTAACCTTGGAACAATACGCTAAACAGGTTGCTTTACTTAATAGAGGTTAAAAATGGCAGAAGTTCAAAATCGGCTAAATCGCGAAACGGAAACTCGAGCAAAGTATGCTAGGCCAACAGCTTGGCAGGAACCCTCGGTATATCCTGAACCGGACCACCGTCCGGGTTGGGCACATCGTTACATTCGCATCAGCTTGTTGGGGGCATCCGACCCATCTAACATTTCTCTTAAGTTGCGCGAAGGATATGAACCCTGCAAAGCAGAGGACTACCCTGAGCTAATGGTACACGCCGCTGTTGATGGGCGCTTTAAAGGCAACATCGAAGTTGGTGGCTTGTTGTTATGCCGGATTCCAGAAGAGTTTATGGTTCAACGCGAATCGCATTTCGCCAAGAAGAGTAGACAGCAGATGGAATCAGTAGACAACACATTCTTACGTCAGAGTGACCCGAAAATGCCTCTGTTCGCAGAACGCAAGTCGCAAGTTACTTTTGGTTCTGGTTCTTAAATATAGGAGTCTTTTATGGCTTATCCGGTGATTGATGCCCCCTACGGGCTAAAGCCAGTCAACTTGATTGGCGGTCAGGTATTTGCGGGTTCTACCCGTGATTACCCGATCACTAACGGTTACAGCACAAACATTTTCTACGGTGATTACGTAGGCTTGTCTCGTGGTGAAATCGTGCGCTTGTCTGTGTCTACTGGCACGGCAGGTAATCAAAGCGGTATCTTCTTGGGATGCCGCTATACCAACCCCGTCACTAAACAGTTGACTTTCTCGCAATATTGGCCCGCATCAACTGCGGCTGGTGATGCAGTGGCTATTGTTGCTGACGACCCTGACCAAGTGTTCAAGGGTGTTGTTTGCTCTGCTACTACCGCTGTTGCTTCTGGCGCTCGCGCCATGATCGGTCAAAATTTGGCCATGATCAACAACACAGGTAGCACCGCAACCGGCAACTCCAAGAACGCAATCTTGGCTCCGAGCGACACTCCTGCCACCACTTCGTCTTTGCCCGTTCGCGTGCTTGGCTTGGTGCCTGATACGTCTGTCTCTCTTGGGACTGCAACCTATACCAGCATTTCTACTGCTACTGTGACTTGTTCGGCTCTGCCGTTCGCGTTGCCTGTTGGCACTGATGTTGGCTCGTTGGACTCAAACGGAAACTACGTTTCTGCGGGTTCTTTCGTTGACACCGCCGCCGCTGCCGGTGCTACCTCGTTTATTTTGAACCAAGCCCCTGTTGCTACTTTGAACTCGACCATCGTGTTCATGCAGTACCCAGAGATTTTGGTCAAAATCAACTTTGGTCAGCATCAGTATTACGCTGGCACCAGCATTGCATAAGGAGTAACTTAAAATGGCTATTTCACGCGCCCAGCTACTTAAAGAGTTGCTCCCCGGATTGAACGCTTTGTTTGGTCTGGAGTATGCCCGTTACGGCGAAGAGCACAAGGAAATCTACGAAGCTGAAACTTCTGAGCGTTCCTTTGAAGAGGAAACCAAACTGTCTGGCTTTAGTGCTGCACCGGTTAAGAACGAGGGTTCCGCCATCCAGTACGACAATGCACAGGAAGCTTGGACTACTCGCTACAACCACGAAACCATCGCTTTGGGCTTCTCCATCACTGAAGAAGCAGTGGAAGACAATCTGTATGACAGTCTGTCTGCCCGCTATACCAAGGCTCTGGCCCGCGCTATGGCGTACACCAAGCAGGTTAAAGCTGCTGCTGTTATCAACAACGGTTTCTCCTCGGCTTATGTCGGCGGCGACGGCGTTGCTCTGTTCAGCACTGCTCACCCGCTGGTCAATGGTGGCACAAACAGCAATCGTCCTACCACTGCTGCTGACCTGAACGAGACTTCCTTGGAAGCCGCCGTTATTCAGATCGCTGCTTGGACCGATGAGCGCGGTTTGCTGATTGCAGCCAAGCCCAAGAAGCTGATTGTTCCTCCGTCTCTGATGTTCGTTGCTACCCGTCTGTTGGAAACCAGCCTCCGTGTTGGTACTACCGACAACGATATCAACGCACTGAAGAACAACGGTTCGATCCCTGAAGGCTACACTGTCAACCACTTCTTGACAGACACCAACGGCTGGTATCTGACCACTGACGTTCCTAACGGTCTGAAGCATTTCGTGCGTTCGCCTCTGGCTAACAGCATGGACGGTGACTTCGATACCGGCAACGTGCGTTACAAGGCCCGCGAGCGTTATTCGTTCGGCTGGTCTGACCCACTGGGAATGTTTGGTTCGCCCGGTTCGTCCTAAAAGGACTGAGAAAAGGGGCCTTGTGCCCCTTTTCTTTTTGGTGTATATTGCTCTCACTCCGGGGTTACCGGCGTATCAAACTGTCCCGGCAGACGACATACCGACTGATGCGCTTCACTTGTATGTAAGGATTTATCATGGGATTCGCTACTCACCTTGGCCCGTGGCTGCTTGGCACGGTTAAAAACACCACCGGCACTACCGCTGGAACAATTCGTAATCTGGGCGCGACTACTGTTGCCCAAACTTACACGGCTCCTACTTCGGTCATTTTGGCAAGCCCCGCAGCACAACTGATGTTTGTGCTCCCTGCTGGCGCTAAGATTCTTCGCTTTGGCCTTGAAGTAAATGTTGCCCTGACTGGTGCGTCTAACTGTGGCGTTACTATCGGTAGCAGCGGCACTGCCAACTTGTACATGGCTACGGTCAACACCGGCACTTCGGCGGTTCAAACTTCTCCAGCCACTATTGCAGCGGCTACTTCAGGTCTTTATGACAGCATTGGCACAACTGATGCGCTCATCTACGGTACGTTTACCGCAGCTACTGCTGACGCTACTGCCGGTACGATTACTGTCACTGTTGAGTACATCGTTCGTGGCTCTGATGGCGCTGCCAACCCAACCGCCACTGAGCAGTAATTAGTCTCGGGGGCTTCGGCCCCCGCTTTATAGGAGATTGATTATGATGCAGACAGACGTTAAGAGTGGTGCAGCGGCGGCGGGTGCAACTACTACCATTTTTGCTGGCCCAGCCCGTATTAAGGCCATATCTATCAGCTACTCAACAGGTGCAACGGTTGTGTTAAACGATGGGACAAGCGGTACAGCTATGTTCTCGTTTACTGCTCCAGCGGCTGCGGGTGCTATCTTCATGGTGTTCCCCGGTGAAGGCATCAAGTGCAGTACCAATATCTCTGCTGTGGTGTCTGCAACCACAACCGCAGTGGTGTTCTATGGCTAAAAAAACCCCCTCTCTTGCGGTCGGTCGTGGCGAGAAACTGCCCGTCTCCAAGGGGGCGGGTTTGACGGCTAAGGGCCGCGCTAAGTACAACGCAGCCACAGGGTCAAACCTCAAAGCTCCCCAGCCCCAAGGCGGCAAGCGCAAGGACTCGTTCTGCGCCCGCATGTCTGGTATGCCGGGGCCAATGAAAGACGAAAAAGGCAAGCCTACCCGCAAGGCGGCTTCACTTGCAAGATGGAAGTGCTAAATGGACATGAACTCAGCATGGTCAGCGGCGTTGACCTTGACTACTACCATCATCGGCTTCTTGCTCAAGGAGAAGTTTGCCGAACTCAAGCGGTTGGACATACTGCTCAACAAGACACGAGAGGAAATGGCCCGTGATTACACAACTCAAGCTGAAGTTCAGCGCATTACTGACCACATTGACCAGCGGTTTAACCGCCTTGAAGCAAAAATTGACCAGCTTATTCAAGCGGGGAAGTGATGCCGAGCACAAGTAAGAAACAACACAATTTCATGGCTGCGGTGGCTAATAACCCAGCGTTTGCCAAGAAAGCCGGGGTTCCACAATCTGTAGGCAAAGATTTCACTGCTGCGGATAAGGGACTTAAACTTAAGACTGGGTCAGCTAGGCCCGATCTGCAACGTATCAACAAACCTGTAACCAATCAGGGCAAGAACGAATTGTTCAAGAAAGGTGGCGACACTATGGCTTCTAAGATGAACCCCGGTTTTATGGCGATGATGGCTAAGAAGAAAGGCGCTGCGCCTTCTCCGATGGGCAAGCCTGTTATGAAAAAAGGCATGGACATGGCTAAAAACGGCATGAAGATGGCTGGTGGCGGTCTGGCTGCTGGACACAAGAGCGCTGATGGGATTGCCAAAAAAGGCAAAACTGAAGCACGTACAGTAACGATGAAACGCGGCGGCAAAGCCTGCTAAGGAGAAAACTATGGCTGATGAAGAAAAAACTGTTGCTCCTAAACGGCCTGACCAGAGCCGTCTTAAGGTTACCAAGGATGAGCTAGACGCGTCTGGGCTTAGTCTGCGTGATTTTATGAACCAAAAACAAGGGCTGACTCGTCGGGATGATGCTCCAAGCGGCGGACCGGGCCGTAAACCTTCTGGTCCGGGATATGTAAAAAATGTTCCCAAATCGGAATGGGATGACAACAGCACGCCTATGAAGAGCATGCCAAAAACAGAAAGCCAAGGCTCTATGTCTATTGGTGACACTGACTATTCCAAATCTGTGAAGGCGACTGGCGGCGGCGGTGAAGGTAGCGGGTTTTTGGGCAAGAAAATGCGTGCAGCTATGGGTTCCAAGTTTGCAAAAGGTGGTTCAGTTTCTTCCGCATCTAGCCGTGCAGATGGTTGTGCCGAGCGTGGCAAGACCAAAGGTACGATGATCATGAATCGCGGCGGAATGGCCTGCTAAGGAGTAACCCATGAGAGCACAAGATTTAGCCGCTCTAGCTGCTCTTGGAGCAGTTGGATACCATCTTTCCAAAGGCAAAGGTAAGAAGGACGACGCAGAGGGCGCTGTAGATGCGGCCCCTGAAAAAGCCTCATCCGATGATTACGATGCGGAAAGTAGTCTAGAACGCAGATACCCAAAACCTAGCGGCGGCATACGCAGCACAGACGTTACGCAAGGC